GCAGACGAAACGGAAACCCAGGGCCCCAAGAAACCCGCGCCTGGCGAACCCGACAAGGGTCTTGCCAAGCGGATGCGAAGCCTATCCGGCGAAATCAAGGCGCTCAAATCGCAACTCGCAGAGCTGACACAGCCCGACGTTGACGAGGAAGCGACAGGGGAAGTCGTGTCCCCTTCGGAAACAGCCACGGACGCGGCCGACGAAGCCGTCGCTCCCATGCTCAAGGACTTCGAGGACAACGAAACCACGGGCGAATCCGCCTGGGACCAGTACGAAGCGGCCACGAAACTCTTCAATAAGCTCGAAACGGCGAAAGCCATCAAAGCCGCGCTCGACACGCAGCGCGCCACTATCGAAGAGAAGCACGCCAAAGAGTCGGCGCAAGCCGATTGGAACAAGGCGGCCTCGCGTTTCCCCGACTTCAACGAAGTGGTTCGCGCGGAGGTACAGATTTCCTCGGCCATGGAAGTGGTGATGCGGATGGACCCGGAAACGGGCACCGAGATTGCCTACTACCTGGGGCAGCATCCCGAGGAGTCCAAACGCATCGCTGAATCCACTCTCGCCGCAAGCGAGAAGCAATGGGGCACCGCGCTCGCCCGCGCAGGCGTAGAGCTCGGAGAAATCCGCGCCATCGTCAAAGCGGCCAAGACCGCCCCCAAAGTCGTCGCCCCCAAAGCTGCTGCAACACCGCCACTCAAGACCGTAACCAGCGCCCGTAAACCTCCCACCATCATCCGCAACGGAGCCGCCACCCCCAAGTTCGACGTTACGAACGAGGACGACGCGGCCGACACCGGCAAGTGGATGAAGGAAAGGAACAGGCAGCTTGCCCTAGCCGGCAAAAGGTAAGACACCGTGAATACGATTCTCACCCCGCAGGTCATCACCAACGAACTCCTGCGGCGGTTCATCAACAACCTGGGCTTCGCCAAAGTGGTGCATCACGAAAACTATAGTGAGCACTTCGCCAAGCCCGGCGCCAAAATCGGCGACACCCTCTCTTTGCGTGACCCGGTGCGGTTCGCCGCAACGGACGGCGCGACCCTGGTCATTCAAGACGTCCAGGAAAACAAAATCCCGCTGGTGATTAACACCCGCAAACAGACCTCCTTCCAGTTCGATTCCGAGGAACTTACCTTGTCGATCGACCGGATTGGAGAACGGTACATCGAGAGCGCCTCTGTCGCCCTCGCCAACGCGGCTGAAGTTTCCGGCCTCACCGTTGCGTACCAGAACACTCCCAACGTAGTGGGAACCCCGGGCGGCGTTCCGACCGGCGCCACTGCCTTCGCCACTTATCTGTCCGCCGGCGAAGCACTCGACCGCAATTCGGCCCCCATGGACGGCGAACGCTACATGACGATCGGTCCGAAATTCCAGACGCAGATTGTCGACACGCTGAAGGGACTCTTCCAGGCCTCTGAACAGATCAAGCGGCAGTACATCAAAGGGCGTATGGGAACCGGAGCAGGCTTTGACTGGCTGCTCGCGCAGAACATCCGCACCCAGACCATCGGCACCCTGGCCGGTACCCCCGTCGTGAACGGCTCCGGACAAACCGGCACGTCGCTCGCGATCCGTGGCCTTACCGCCAACGCGGTCGGCGTCTACAATGCCGGCGACGTCTTCACTTTGGGCACCGGTTCGACGACCATCTACGCCATCAACCCGGTATCGCTCGATACCCTCTCGGACCTTCGCCAGTTCACGATTCTCAACAACGTGAATGCGGACGGTTCCGGAGACGCCACGCTGAACATCTACCCCGCGATCGCGGTGGTGGGTGATCCGCAGAAGCCCAACCCCTACGCCACCTGCTCGGCCACCCCGACCGACGGTACGGTCCTGACCGCTTTTGGCGCGGCCTCCGTCCTGACCCCGCAATCGCTCGCCTTTCACCGGGAAGCGTACGCCTGGGCCTGCGTGCCGCTGACTCTCCCCCGCGCCGTCGAAATGGCCAAGCGCGCCACCGATCCCGACACCGGGGTCTCCATCCGTGCGGTCTCCGCCTACGATGTGGTCAACGATCTCTTCGTGACTCGTTGCGACATCATGTACGGCTGGGTCGCACCCCGAAGGGATTGGGGCTGCCGCATCGCCGGCTAACCATCTGAGACGGGACGGCCCGCGACCGTAAGGTTCCTGCCGTTCCTTCCCAAACCAAAGGAAAACACAACCATGAAAACCATTTGCAATCTGTCTCTCTGCCTCTTTGCCGTGGCCGCTCTCGCCTTCAGCCAGACGACCACCACCAGCACCACGCTCGCCACCTCCATGGCGCGCGGCGATCAGACCATCAACCTGACGAGCTCGACCGGAGTGTCGGCCGCCGGCTTCAACAACCAGGTCATCACCGGCCTGTACATCGACAACGAGTACATGACCGTGGTGAGCAATGTGAATGCCGCCGGCACCGGCAACGTCTGGAACGTCAACCGCGCCGTCAACGGCGGAGGCTTCCAGTCCACGCACCTGGCGGGCGCTCTCGTCTGGGTCAGCGTCCCCGGCACCTTCGACCAGGGGCCTCACGACCGCGTAGGTTCCTGCACCGCTACCAGCTTCCCGTACCTCCCCATCATTGAGGTGCGTTCGGGCACGATCATGAACTGCGACGGGAACGGGAAATATAGCCCGCTCGGCATCGGCGAGTTCTATGTGCCTCCCACGCAATGCGCCTTCGCTCCCACCACCCTGACCGTGACCAACACGTATCCGCTGGTAGGCGCGTCCAATGCGCTCGTGCTCAAGGGCATCTCGAATGCCGCCGCCGGCACGATGACGCTCACCTGCGAGATCCTCGTTCCCACGAACGTAGCCGCGCTGAAGGGGGCAATCGTCACGGACATTACCCTGATGGTGGCGTCCTCGGCCACTGGTTCGGGCGTCGTCCCCACTTCGGTGGGCACCTCCACGCTGTCGACCATCACGTTCCCCGCCGCTTCGACCACCGAAACCGCCTCGACCATTACCCCGGTAGCTGTCGGGGGCACCGTCACCACGGTCAGCCCCACGGCCTTCCTGTCGGCGGTATCGACCGATGGCGCCTTTTTCACCTTCATCCACACCTACAGCGCGGTGGTTGACCTCTCGGCCAACCTGAAGTTGCTGGTGTATACGATGCCCATTCTGCAATCCGCCGCTTCCGTCAGCACCCTGTACACTCCCGGGCTGATGGTGCATTACCGCGCCGCGCTGCAGTAGACCGGTTTTCTCCTGCGGGGCGGGCCCCCTTATCGGGTCCGCTCCGTTTTTTCCCACTTACTCTACGACCACGCGGTAGAGATACGGGTAGGTCACCCGCTTTTCTGCATCGGTGATCCCAGGCTGTACGGCGATTCGCGGCTTCGCCTCTTCTTCCGGTGTCGTGGAACCACTCTACTCCCTCTAAGCGGCACAGCCCCCGCCTTAGATTGTTCAACCAAAAAGGAATTGCATGTCAGCTTATATCGATACTCCCGCGCCCCACGGCGCCACCAAGATGCCCTCACGCGCCGAATCGGAGGGCAAAGGGAAAACGTACGTACACCGCGCCTTCCCGAGCGTTCGCTACCACCCGGATGGTTCCCTGGTAATTGTCGACAGCGCCGAGGCCTCCAAGGCATTAGGCGATCCCTGGCGCGCCGACCCCTACCCGCCCGTGCCCGTGGTTGTTCCGCCTCCGGAACTGACGGTTGCCGAGTTGAAGGACGCTCTCACCGAGGCGCGGAAACAACTGTCCGACCGCACTCTTGGCGTCGCCGAACGCGACAAGTCGATTGCGGACAAAGACAACCTGATCGCCGAACAGGCGCTGCATCTCGCCGAACTGCGCTCGAAACGACGCAAGGAGTAGATCATGATCGGCCAGGACATCATCAACGAAGCGCTGCTGCTGAACGGCGTGATCTATGCGGGGCAAACGCCCAGCACCTCGGCGCAGGCTACCTCTCTGCTGGGGCTGAACAATCTGCTCGATGAGTGGAACGGCCAAGGCATGGCCGTGTTCTCTGTGGTCCTGGTCACCTTCTCTCTGGCCTCTGGCACCGCCGATTACTCGATCGGTACGGGCTCGACGTTCAACACGGCGCGTCCCGAGAAAATTGATTCCTGGCTCGTAGCGGGGCCGGCCGGCTCCGATGGCGGCGCTCCCGTCGACAGCGAGACCTTCAACCGCGTCCGCGCCGCGCTCGACAACCAAGCCTTGGAACTCGGCCTGTTCGCCAATCCCCTGGCGGGCTCGCGCGTCAAGGTGCTGAACTACGACGCCGATTATCCGTCGGGCCTGATCCACGTCTACCCGGTCCCCGGCGTTTCCGGCCTCAGCCTGAAGCTCTGGGTGTGGGAACAGTTGACGGCGATTGCCGACCCGACCCTCACCGTCACCCTGCCCCCGGCTTATGCCAAGGGCGTCATCTATAACCTGGCCGTCGACCTGGCCGGGAAGTTTGGCCGCGAAGTCTCGGCCACCGTGCAGCGCATCGCTGACGAAACCCGCCAGACTATCGCCTCGACGAACGCCAGCCTGCACGCGGAACCCCCGCAGGCACAGCCTCCTCCGCCGCAACGGTAACCGTCCATGCCCGCCAAGATCAAGCAGTACGAAGACCGGCGCCCAGGGAAGGGCAGCCTCTACGCTTTTCACTGCCCTGGATGCGGATACGACCACGGGTTTCACGTTGACGGCACTGCCGGCCCGCAGTGGGCGTGGAACAAGTCGTTCGACTCGCCCACCTTCCACCCGTCACTTTTCTGCAACCAGGACTTCCCCAATTCCCGTTGCCACTCCTTCGTGAGGGACGGACGGATTCAGTTTCTCTCTGACTGCTGGCACAAACTGGCGGGCCAGACGGTAGACCTGCCGGATTGGAAGGACGAGTAACCCATGGCCACATTTGGCGATCTCATGCGCGCGTCGTTTACCTGCATCGGACAACTGCGTCCCGGCTTCGGGTATGCGCCCGAAGAGATGACCAACGCTCTCTTCCATCTGAACGCCATGCTCGATTCCTGGAGCGCGGACGAGTTAGACGCGGCCTGGACGCTGATTCAATCCTTCCCGCTGACGTCCGGCGTGCAGACGTACACCGTCGGTCCAGGCGGGACCTGGAACGGCGTGCGGCCGGTGCGCGTCGACGTTGCCACGCTGGTGGTGCTGACGAACCCGGTACAGCCCTTGCGGCTGACCATGCGCCTGCTCAATGCGGAAGAGTGGCAGTCGATCGACTTGCAGGCCACGCAAAGCACGCTCACCCGGCGGCTCTGGTACAACCCCACCAATCCCCTCGGCACGGTGAACGTCTGGCCCGTACCAACCGAAAACGACAACGTAGAGCTATCGTCCTGGGGATCACTCGCCGGCAACATATCGAGCGATGCGACCAGCTTTGTCGCGCCTCCCGGGTATCTCGAAGCGCTGATTTACAACCTGGCGGTGCGCTTGTCGCTGCACTGGGACAAGCCGTTGAAGCTGGGGACTCAGGATCTGGCCGATAAATCACTGGCAGTGATTCAGCGGATCAACGCACCGACCCCGCAGATGCAAGTAAATCCCGGCGTGATGCCAATTCGCAGCGGGCGGGGTAGTTGGAATTGGTTGACGGGTGATGAGGAGTAGACCTCCTCCACAGAACATCATGCCCCTCCTCCCCATTCCCGGTTGGTTATCAGGCCCTTATCTGTTGAACGCCGTAGTCGGTGGTTGCCAGAGGATGCTTAACCTCTTCAGCGAAATCACGGCAGGCGAGACGACAGGGGAGCCGCAGATCGGCTACCTGCGCGGCCGAATGGGATTGACCCTGGTCAACCAACTTCCCAACGCTCCCTTCCGCGCGCTACTGGGCGCTGGCACTCCGCTCAATCCGCTATCAGGGACAGGCGGACGGCTCTTCGCGGTGGCCGGCTCGAAGCTCTACGAGTTAGATAGCAACGGCCTGCCGATCAACGGAATTCCCACCTACGCCGGCCCGCGCGGCGATGTGGGCAACGATAACAACCCGGCGCAACTCTTCGTGAGCGGCACCCAGTTGGGCATCGTCAGTGACGGGCAATTCTGGTGTGACAACGGCCTCGGCCCAGTGGCTCCGCAGCTCCCCGGTACCACGTACACGGACATCTCCGTGGGCTGGCAGGGCACCTGCACCAATGCCAATCGCAACGTCACGCGCGTGAACGGGCCGCCCTTCAACGCGGGAATGATCGGCCTGAGGGCGCATATCGGCGTCCTGACGCGGGCCATCACGAACGTCATCAACGCCACCCAGCTCATCCTGGAGGGGCCGAACCTGACGTCTAATACGACCCCGGTCGCGTTCGATGTCCCCGCCAGTAACGTAATCGTATCGAGTGCGCAATCGCCCTTTGGCGCGTCGGACGTCGGCGCAACCCTGAACTTCCCCGCCGTCTCGCCTTTCACTGGGGGCTCCGTCACCATCCTGTCCGTCGACGCCTATGCGAACGCCACACTCTCCGCATCACCTGCCCCCGAAGGCTCTACCGGCGGCGTGGCGGATGAAACATTCGGCAACGTGCTGGCCGAAACCGGCGCGTTCCTTGATAGCTTCTTTCTGGTGGCGCCCCCGAATACGAAATCCGTGTTTAGCTCCGCCATCCCCGGCCAGGGCGGTGGTCTTGTGTGGGATCCAGGTGACGTGCAGGACAAGGAAAGCTACCCCGACAACGTCGGCGCCATTCTCGCGGACCATCAGGAATTGTTGGTGCTCGGCGAATCGCATAGCGAGGTCTGGCAGCCGGCCGCGAATGAAAGCGCCTTCCCCTTCGCCCCGAACGAAGCACTGACATTCCCTATCGGCATCGCCGCGCCCTGGTCGGCCTGCTCGCTGCGCGACGGCCCGGCATGGATCGGCGCAGGCCTGCGCGGTATGCCCATCGCGTACTTCGCGCAAGGCTTCGTCCCGCAACGCATCTCGACGCACGCCATTGAACAGGTCTGGGCCAAGTACACACAGATCTCCGACGCAATCGCGTTTGTCTTCGAGCTGGAAGGACATGAGTTCTGGCAGATCGGATTTCCTACCGCGGACGCGACCTGGACGTACGACCGCACGGCGTCTCTGCAAATGGGAAAGCCCATGTGGAGTGAGCAGAACAGCTACGACGGAGCGGCCTTCCACCGGCACCGCGCCAACTGCTACGCCTTTTGCTTTGGCCGGCATTGGGTGGGAGACTTTGCGACAAGCGGAGCGCTCGCCGGGAACCTCTACAACATGAGCGACCAGGTGTATCAGGACAATGGCGAAACGATTTTGTGCGTCAGAACTTTGGCCCACTTCGACGCCAACCGGCTTCGCCAGTTCTTCGCCAAGTGGCAAACGGACCTCGAAACCGGCGGCGCCGCCATCACCATCGTTCTCGAATGGTCCGACGATGGCGGGACTACCTTTGTGGGCGGCGGAGCCAACTTCACCTACACCACCTCGACCTCAACCAATCTCGACCGTGCGGTGTTCTGGCAACTGGGCAGTTCCGACAACCGTGTCTTCCGCCTCACGGTTAGCGGCAATGCCAGAATCGCTTTGATAAACGCCTATTTGGACAGCTTTGTAGGAATTTCCTAATGCCCATCACCGAAACCTGCAGGCAGTCCGTGCTCGCCTTCGAGAAGCGATTCATCGTGCTCGGCGGCGCGGTGGACCTGTTAGCGCTGTTCGACGCGCTGCGCCCCAATCCGGAGCAGACACGCCTGTACGTCCATGTCTCGCGCGTGATGCGCGCCGAAGGCAGAGCAAAGAAATAAATGTCCACCGTTCCCATCCCCATCAATAGCCCGTTCTTCGATGGCTCCGGAGGCCCTAACGGCCCCGCGGCGGTAGCTCTGTTGGGGAACGTGTCGCGGCCCTGGCTCAACTTCCTGCAGTCCAATGGAGCGCTCGCGACCGGCGCATCGTCCGGAACCGGCAGCACAAGCGCCGGATCTACCGGCGCGGCCGTCGGCAGCGTCACCACCATCTCGGTGACGGGCATTGTCGACCCGCTCCTCGGTATCGTCACGCTCGTCATTTCGGTAGCGCCGCCCTCCGACCCTACCTTCGTGGGCTGCCACCTCTACGTGGAGATCCCCGATCAGTCGGCAGGCACGAGCTACAATCTCGGGACCACGGGCCTCGGCTCCGCGATCGGAGGCGGCTTCGCCCCCATCGACCTGGGCGTACAGCCGTTCAACGCCAACCAGCAGCCATGGACGCTCACCCTGCCGCTGCCGGTGGGGCTCAATCCCGACCTGGACCAACCGGCGCGCCTCTACGCCTGCTCCTATTCGGCCACGGTCGACAATCCGGTTATCCAGAACGGACAGCCGAACGCCAGCCCTAATCAGGCGTTCACCGTGGTATCGCTCGCCAGCGGGACACCGACGGCGGGCGAGAACATCACGACCGTCTGCGGAACAATCATCGGCCTGGTGCTGCCGAACGACAACACCACGGGCAAGCTGGAGACGCCCATCCTGGTATCGGTTGGCAGCGTGCCGTCCACCATCCCCGGCTGGGTCTGCCAATTAGTCCTGGTCTGGGCCGGCAACGATCCTACCGTGGTCGCCAACCAGCAGACGGTGGGGAATATCTTTTCGACGGCGGGGCCGGTACTCGGCTCTCCCGACGGCATCCCGATCACCCACTCCTTTGCGGTGACGACGCCCACCACTATCCAGACGGCTACCATCTTCGCGCTCGCCGGGCTTGTCGATTCGACCGGAAAGTACAAGTGGAACAACCTGGTTCCCGCGGTCACCCCTTCCTGCATCGTCCAGGTCGGCACCCTGCAGGGCACGGTGGATGCGTCCGCGGCGATGGTCAACACGCTGGCTACTTACTTCTCGACGTCCGGAAGCACCTTCGCCATCGTGTCTCTGCCTGACGCGGTAATCGGGACGTGCGGCATCAATAAGCTGATCGCGGGTACGGCCACCTTTAACTCGACGGTAACCCTGCAAATGGCGGCCGGCGGCCCCTCTGTGGTTCTGGCCTCTACCGGCATCACGCTCACGTCGGGGGCCAATACCACCACGCTTACGGCCTCGGGCGGCATTACGCTCGCCAACGGTGTCCAGTCCGTCAACATCACCAACGCCCAGGTTAAGTTCACGGACGGAACCAACATCTTCATCCTGAACCCCACGTCGGGCAGTGCATTGACCGGAAATTCGCTGTCCTTCTCGACACCCTCCAGTTCTCTCGTCGCCAACGGCGCCACTATCACCATCAAGAGCGGCTCGAACGAGTTCATTGCGACGGCCGCGCATGTCGTGATGACGGATGGGACCAACACCATCACCCTGGCCCCGTCGTCGGGGATCGTGATGAGCACCGCCGCTACGAGTTTGGCCTTAACCTCGTCGCTGGTAACCCTGACCAATGGCAGCTATGTCGCGCAGATCTCGGCATCGCAGATTTCACTCGCGAACGGTACCGTTGGGCTCACGCTGCAATCGGGCGGCATCTCGATGGTGAACGGAACGTTCTCCAACGATTTGGGAGCGTCCTCCATCATCATGAAGGACACCAGCAGCGGGAATACCCTCACGCTGAATGCTGGCGGCATCACTCTGCTCGCGGGCGCCAATGCTCAGTTGGAGCTGACAGCGGCAACACTCGTTCTGCAAGTGGTGGGGGCCACGTCCAAGATCACGCTCGACAATGCGGGGAACGCCTATTTTACGGGGACGCTGGGGACCACCACTCTCATCAACGGAAATACCATCCAATGCGGGCTCTTCACCTGCGCGGGGAGCGTGCTGGGTGCCGTCGGGCTCACCCTGGCAGCGGGAACAGGGTTCTTTATTGGAAGCGCGGTAGGCTATACCGGCACGCTGGCCGCCGCAATCGCCGCCGGCAAGAGTGTCCTCGGCGGCATCATCGTCAACTAGTTCCCTCCCCTCGAAAACACCTCAGTCCAGTTCACAACAGCTCAAGGAGACACACCATGAAAGCAGCCACAGCGAAAGCTACCCCCGAAGAGATCATCCCCGCAGTCCCGGCACCGACGGAAGCGGAGCAGGCAACCAAAGCGGCCCCCATGCCGCGTGAATACCTGCTGACCGCAGCGGAGCAATCGACCATCATCCAACTCCACCAGGCGGCCACCAACGCCACGGCGCACCTGCAGGGCGCTCTGAACTTCCTGGCCCTCACCCACGGCATCGGCCAGGGCAGCCTGTCGGCCGACTTCACGCGCATAACCGCGCATTGACACGAGAA